CAGGGCACCGATGCGGAGGGGCTTGCCTGCCTTGGTGCCGGTCGGTACGGGAAGCGAAATGTAATCCGCTTCCTTGAAGACAAAGTTTGTTGCCATTTTGTTGGCCTTTCGTTGCCACTAATGCCGCTTACTACAATTGTACGGCATTGGAAAATTTATACAGGAATAGTAAGTCAGTGGGCGGGAGTGGACGCCTCATGAATCACTTCTTTAGGCGTTCCACCCCGCCCTGCTGCATTGCCCCGAAAGGCCACCTGCAACGGGCGAGATTGGATCACCGCCTAATTAGCCGAAGATGGTCTTTCCGATGGTGGAGCCCGGCTTGGCGGACTCGGTGACTTCCTCGGAGCCGTTGCCAGCGAATGCCTTGCCGGACTCCTCAACAATCGTCTTCAGGTAGTCCTGCTCGGCCTTGATGGCTTCCTCCAGGTCAGCCCCGCCCTCAACAGCAGCGATGACCTTTGCGTGGGCAGCCTTGGGCAGTTCGGCCTCGACCAGCTTGCCTGCGATCTCGGCAGCGCTCGGAGCCTTGGCTTCCTGAGCTTCCTTCTCCTTGCGCTCGGCCTCGGCCAGCGCGGCTGCCTTCTCGATGTCTTCCTTCTCGGCACGCTCGACCAGCTTGGCAACCGCCTCGGCGTTTGCCTTATTGGCCTCAACGAGAGCGTCCAGAGCCGCTTCCAACTTCGGGTCCATAGTGGATTCCTTTTCTTCTAGGGACTCTGCACCACTCTCGGATGCAGAAACTTGTGCTGATTCGAGCAGCTTGGTGAACGCTCCACCGGCACCGGCCTGCGTGACAACATCCACGGAATGGACGGCCTTGAAACACTTCAGTTCCATGCCGTTCTTGCCCTCGACCATCTCGCCGGACGCCCGGATCGACATGCCGATGAGCCCGGCCTCGGCCAGTTCCTTGATCCGGCCCTGCTCGGACTCGATGAAGGTGGCATTGGCGTAGAGGTCTTTGCCGTCAAAGGTGGCGTCCTCGGAGAGCCAGCCGATGATGTCCTCAATACGCCGCTCGGGCTGATCCCACCTCTCGTTGGCCGAGGGGTGGTTGCGGAAAATCCGTGTGCCCTCAGCAAACAGGTGCTTGCCAGATTCCAGGGCCTCTTTGGGGTAGTAGGCCGATGAGCCCTGACGGTCACCCTCGATGATCCTGATTTTCCACGTCTTGCCTGTCAGGTTGGCAGGCGAAAGCGCCTTTGCCTCACTGATTTGCTTGATGGACATAAAAGTCTCCGTTCGTCAAGATCAATCTTACCAGTAGCTCTATATCACCTAGAAAATAAATACAAACACACAGACCCCCGAGCCCGGTGATGGGCCGAGGGTCGGGGGTAGCCACTGCAGGGTTACGCGGGGGGTGCGAGAAACCGGGCTAGCGTGTCTGCCAACAGTGCTGCGCCCGCATTGGATGGGTGAACGCCGTCGTAGTACAGGCCGCGATAGATCAGCGGGAAGCTGGATGGTGTGCTGTCGTTGATGTCAGGGAACCTCAAATTTAGGTCCAAGATGCAGTTACGGGGATCTTCGGTGATGTGCTGGTATTGCTTTGCCACATACTGTTGGTGGGTAGCCAGCGCTGTGTTTGAGCGCTTCCACACGGGCATCAGGACTATCCCCGGCTGCTTTGGGCACGCGTCGCGCATATCAATCAGTGTTCCCAAGTCAGCATAGAACTCGTCTGGTGTAATCCCCTCGGACGCTTCCTCATCGTTAGCGCCCAAGCTAATGACGATAAGGTCGGGGTCAATCGCAGTTAGATCACCGCTGATGTTCACCGAGCCGCTGAGGAAGTCACTGACGGTGTACCCCGAGTGAGCACCGTCATAAACATGGAATCCCTTGGCATAGGAGTCAGCCGTCTCATAGATGATGACTGAATCGACTATTGGGTTTGACGCACCCGTCGCTGACGCATCCTTCTCGATGCTTACAGTGTGCATACCGGGAGTGACCGTATAGTGCTCTTTATGGGAATAAGCAGCAGGGCTCGACTTATTCGTGTTGTAGGTGGCGATACTCACATCATCGACTTTGATGTTCACCACACCCCCGCTGCTGTTGCGGTGGAATACAACATCGAAAGATGCCATCTGTCGCGGGGCACTCATTGACCACTTACCTGCGGTCGTTTTTAGCGCCAAACTGCGGCGCGGGATGCCAAAACTGCCTCGAATGAAGTCTGTATTTGTTACACCAGTCAAGGTCATTGGGGCTGGGTGAGACGTACCGTTTTCTTGCCACCCCCCGATCCACTGGGCACCTTGTGAAGTCATGCCAGGGATGGGCCAGTGGCTAAGGAGCCTGTCTGCCAACAATGATTGTGGCCTCTTGTAGTAATCGCTGACCCCATCCCCCTCCTGTATTGAGTCCCCAAGAAACGCAATCTTGACTGGGGTGGTGTCGCGCAACGCGGCTGCCGCATAGAAAGACAAAAGAGCGCTCGACTTTTGTGCTGCCAGTTTCTGATGACCAACAGCAGAAAAGTCAACCTTTCCTTCAGTCAACGTTGGGACTTCCGCCTCGATTTGATCTTGAATCGTGGCAGGCAGTGACGCCTCTATCGCCTCCATCTGCCGTTTGACCACGAGGTCGGTAAAAGCGTTCATTTCAGTTCCTAAACTGTTGATCTTGGTCTTGGAGGGCTCTTAGCACAGGTTCAGAGCCTGTGAGGAGTCGGGGTCTGTGTTGTGAGTTAGTCACTGCAGAGTCTTTAGGAGACCTTGATTGATACAAGCGTCGGGGTTAGTGACCGCTCAGCAAGGATGAATGATGCAGGCAGTGCGCCACTCACGGCTGATGCATACCATCCGGTGTTCGGGTTGGACTGGGTGGAGGATGCAAGGGAGCCGCTACCAACTTCCAAGCCACCGCCGCCCGTAATGGTCCTTACTGTTGGCGCACCCCCCTGCGCCACCGCCGCTAGCCCGTAAAAACCCGCCACTAGCGCCTGCGAGATGATAATTTCTTTAGCTCCGGTGGTGGAAGAATCCACGGTGCCGCAGTCGGCTATCAGGTCAGTCGGGATTCCTGTTGGGCCGATCTTGTACAACCCAAGGCGCACAGTTGAGGATGCAGCCGCGACAGTGACTTCACAGCCGATGGCGGTTACCGTGCGGTCGGACGTGATTTCAATAGGCACCACAGTCAGGCGGTCAAGGGTAGTTGAGAACGCGCCGCGTGCCCCGCGTGGGGTGTAGTAGGCCGATGCCTGGTAGCGAACGCGGTTGGCGTCCATGAGTGTCCAGCCTGCCGACGTGCGCCGCCATACGGTTCCATCCCCGGTGTTCTTCACGGACGCGCCTACAGGCCAGTTCGCCGTTGTTGGCTTGGCTCCGACAGCGCCCGCTTCCTCACCATAGCCATTGACCGACACGTAGGTGGCCGTTGCGTCCACGTAGGCGTTCCCGTCCGTATCCTGCGAACGATTGGCCCACAGTCCGACCTTGCTGCCGTATATACTGATGCCCCGGCTGGTGTTCCCGAATGCTTGGTTATCCGAGATGGTGATTTCAGCACAAGACGCGCTGAGCGCAATACCAGATTGAGTGTTCGTGTGGCACTGGTTCCCTATGATGGTCACCTGCTCCACCGCGTTGCCGAGCGCGATGCCGCTGCTGGTATTCCCATAGCAGACGTTATCCGCGATGGTGGACCGCTTCGTCGGAGTTCCGGCGACATCAAAAGCAGAGCCGAAGCGGATACCGTTGCTGCCGTTACTGTGGCAGACGTTCCCCGTGATGGTTGACAGGGGCACACCGACATTACAGCCGTCTCCGGCGTTACTATAGATTCGATTGTCGGCCATAATGAGCCTGTCCACGGTGTGGGCGTCGGTGGTTGCCCACTTGACCTCCACACCATTGACGCCATTGCTATAAATGTCGTTGCCGATGATGCTGACGCTCGATGCGTCGTAGGCGTCGATTCCATCTCGGGTGTTGTTGTTGATGCGGTTCCCGATGACGCGAACGTTGATGGCTGAGGCGAGGATTTTTAGACCTTCACCATTCACAGTGTCCATCCCGTTGTCGTGGATGTGGCAACCCTCAACTAGGGCACCGGACACACCACCGATTTCGATGGCGTACGCGGCACGTATGCCTGTTACTTCACACCCGATCAAGGACAGCCCGGATGCGATGTCCGTACCTACCGTAGCCGCAGAACCGTCCGTCTGGATACGCCCAATTTTTGTAAAGCGTACGTTGCCGCAGGCGCTGAACAGGCACCTCTCGAACCTCCAGTTCGAGTGATTACCTGCTACTGATTTGTCGCTATTGAACAGGCTTGAACCATCAGGTAGTGATGCTCCGTGGAATCCGATGTCGGAGAATGCCACATCGGATGCGGAGCAAGTAATTAGTTTCGTCGCTGTGACGGTGATCTTTGACTTGCTCTGATGCGCCCCCAATACGGTAACCGGCTTGTTGATCGTCACGGCGGAGGCGATGCGGACGTTGGCACGCGCCCAGATCAGCCGCCCGCCCTCAGCGGGTAGCGCCGCGAGCGCGGACGTGAGCGCCGGGGCGTCGTCAGTGGTCCCCTCAACCCTGGCAGGGTCGAGGTAGTCCGAGAGCTGTACCACTTCGAGCTTCGCAAATGTCTCAGACATCTCCTCTATACGCCTTTTGACTACAAGGTCTGTGAAAGCGTTCATTCCAGTTCCTAACTGTTGATCTTGGTCTTGGCGGGGTCGCGCCTAGCCCTTGGCTCCGGTGCGGGCGGCGTTCGAGGCGTCCTTGCGGTACGAGTTGTCGCCATACGATTTCGCGGTGCTGTCAGCCTTCTTCGGCCCCTTGGCGTTGGCGCCGGGCAGTGCCTTGGGTCCGGGAGTGCCTGCGGGAGCCGCCTTGGCAGCCATTTCGGCCTGCTTCTCTGCGGCTTCGGCTGCCATCGTCGCCTGGAGGATCAGGTTGCCCAGTTCCTCCTTGGACGGGATCTTGTCCTCGTCCATGTCGAGGATGTCCAGCGCCCGAATGATGAGGGTACGCATCTCGACATCGGAGAACACGTTCAGCGGCATCAGCGAGACGAGCGACTGAATCTGGCGGTAGACGGCCTCCTCCTCGATCTTCGGGAAGGACACCTTCACCTCCATGTCGAGGTAAGTGAAGATCGACTCGAAGAACATCTTGTGCTCGGCCTGCCGCGCCCGCATGACCTTCTCGTTGGAGCCCGAAAGGGTTTCGGCGGAGGCGCGATTGGCGTTACCGGCGTCGGCGGTCAGTTCGTTCAGCGGCACGTTCAGGCCAGCGGCCACGTAGCCTGCCAGCGGGAGCCCGGCCTCGAAGTCCACCGAGCCGCCCGTGCGGCCCATAGCCGAGATCGTCGCGCCGTTGCCTGTGACGGCAGTAGCGCCCACGGACTGAGGCTGCAGCGTCATGGGGTCCAGCGTCGGTGCCGTGCCGACCTTGGTGGCTGCGCCCTTGGCTGCTGCGTTGGACGGTGCCGAGACCTTGAAGGCGTAGCGGGAATACGCCTTGACCAGCGTGGCCTGCGACTCCAGGAACTCCTTGTGTGCCTTGGCCCAGAACATCACCGGCATGAGGTCAGGGACGCCCCACTTCCAGCCGGTCTGCTTGTTCACGCTGTGGGCCGCGATGCGAGAGTCCCAGTTGACCTTCTTGCCCTTGAACCGGCGCGGCCTGCCGATCTCCTCGTCAAAGTCGATGGCCGGGAAGTATTCGATGATCTTGGTGGCCACCTCCTCCTCAGAGCCCGCTTTTGTCACCGTTCGCACCCATTCACGCCTGTAGAACCAGATTTCCTCAGCGTTCTCCGGGTTGGTGATGGTTCCGGTGATCTGCCACAGCGGCACACGGTCAAGGCGGGGAGTCTTCACGCCTTCCTTGGTGACCAGCAGGAAGAAGTTGCCGTCCGTGGCGAGGCAGGACTCCAGTTCCATCTGGGCCTTCTCGGACAGCAGGTACTTCTGGTTGACCGCGCTCTTGCAGAACGGGCTTTCCTCGTCCAGACCGTCCAAGGTGATGCCGTTGCCCCAGATGTACGCAGTACGCACCGAAATACCCCGCTTGATGAGGGGGTTGATGACCGCAATGGCACGGGTCAGCTTGGTCTGATCCTTGATGGTCTGGAGCGGAAGCTCCTGCATGTCCCCGGCGTCGAAGCCCAGAGGGTTCCAGCCCACGTTGTCCAGCGCGAGCTTCACGTCGGCCAAGGACTCCTGCAGGAACTCGACGCCCTGCTTCAAGGCTGCGTTCTCGGACTTGACCTCCAGAATTTCCGCCATCTGGGTGCCTGCGTGCGGTGAAAGTGCCACTCGCTGACGCGATGCGTTTTTCCTGGACATGAAACTCCTAAAGTCGCGTCTGAAATGGGACGGCCTCCACCCATTTTATCAGTCTGTACTTTAGGGAATCAGGAATACAAAAATACGAAATCAGTATGGACTAGGCCACTCGCCGGGGTGCATAAACGATGCCTTCAATGCGGGCGCTCTCTGGCCGATCCCACCCACGCTGAATGTTCACCTGCTGCGTGACGGCTTCAAGATGCTTTGGGTTGATACACAATTTGTTCTCACAGAGATGGTCGATCACGAGACGTGCAGGGATGGGTCCGACAAAGGTTTCGTAGCTCAGTCGATGAGCAGGTCGGGTACTGCGCCCCACAAGCAAGATGCCATACCCGTTTGGGTGGGGAGTGTCGGTCCAATTCCAACAGCCGGTTTCCGGGTCAACTTCGTATTTCTGCTCTAAGCGCTCCCGGATGTTCATGCCGTTTGGAAGGCGTCCGCCCTCGGTGGGAGAGCCATGCCTGTTCACCCGAAAGAGATGCTTGCTGCAATAACCTTTAGCACTTCCGGGGTGGTTGGCGGATAAATCGCAACCCTCCACCAGGCACTGCTTGTGTGGCCTTGCTCGCAGGTACTCTGCATAATGCGGAGGGCACAGCCCCTTGGCTGTGCCCTTTGCGCGGTTAGGCCCGCCGCATCCCTCGATAGCGCATGTGTCCCCCTGTATTTTCATAGCCTAACTATATCACCTTACTAAGTTACAGAGGGCTTATCTGGCTTTCCCACTCGAACAGCCATTCCGAGGGGTCCACCTCGAACGTCTCGCCCGGCTTCAGTTTGCTTACCGGGTCGGTCGGATCAATCAGGAGTTCGGCGCAGGCGTACATCGCGGCGTCGGCAAAGTCGGGTGACTTGCCGGTCTTCAGCCGGATTTCTTCCTTCTTCTCGATCTGCAGCGACGTGCGGTTGTTGTTGAAGTGATATTCCAGCGAGCCCAATTCCTCCTGTAGGTCCACATCGTTGATGTCAATGTCGATCTCGCCGTTGGCCATGCGCTCACGCATGTTGTCGTAAAAATACGCACGGGCGTTGATCCACTTGTCGATGTCAGGGGAAGCACCGTTGCCGATGATGCCGATGGTCTCGAAGCGGGACTCCGACTTGTAGGTCACGATGTCCATGACGGGGCCACCCAGACCCACGCCGTCGATGCGGACTTCCTTGGCCCCGAGCCGGAAGGCGTGGTGGACGATGCGGGATGCCGTCTCCATAGCGTCCGCCTTGCTCCACTTGTCCACGAACCGGAGCACACCATCCTGGAAACTGTAGACGGTCGAGTAGTCCTCGCCCATGCGGGCCACGTCGCAGCCCAGCACAGGGGTGGAGGTGTCCGAGATCGCCAGTTCGGTGATGCAGCCCTTCTGGAGCGTGCCGAGGCTGAACAGGTTGTTGGTGGCGTCCGTGGAGAACTCGCCCAGCACCTTGGACTTGTAGCGCGGGGAGTCCTCGCCCCACGCACGCTTGCGCGACTCGACCCACTTGGGCGAGATCATGCCGCCCTTGGCCTCCTCTGGCATGTACTCGCCAGTGAAGTTCGGGGTGTCAAAGGCCGAAATGGTGATCTTGTACCAGTCCGGGTCATCCTTCAGGAAGATGCGGGCAAATTCTCCGGTGGGCACGTCAGGGTTCGCAATGGCCAGGATCTTGTCCTGAGCACCCGTGGTGATGGCGTACACGTTAGTCCACAAGGCATCCACGATGCCGTTGGCTTCATCAAGTACTGCGAGCACACCACCGGCAGAGTGGATACCTTGGAAGGTGGAGACAGAGGTATCAGCAGGCTTACGCCCCCACGCGAGTTCCTGTCCGGCGTCGTCCTTCCACTCATTCTGCAGAGTGGTGTAGCCGATGAGGTCATGCTTGGAGTGGTGCTCACGGATGTAGCGCCAGAGCACCTTGGCTACCTGCTCGGCTGATGGTGCGGTGGAGACAACGACAGCGCCAGTACCATACCTAGTGTCCACCCACCAGGCAACCACGATGGAGGCGAAGTACGACTTGCCCGAACCGTGACAGGACTTGACCGCAACCTTGCCGTGCTCCACGAGGGCCTTGGCGATCTCCTCCTGCTTGCTCCAGATGTGAAGTCCTAGCTTGTCCTTGGCCCACGCCCGGATGTCGCACTTGTACTGCTGCTCGCGGGACATCCTCTGCAGTTCCCCGGCTGCCATGTTCAGGGCAAGGTTGATGCTCATACGGCCTCTTTCAGTGCCTTGTCGCGTGCTCGGTACTCTCGGGCTTTCATGGCCCTGTATGCCCGACGCTCGGGCGAGTTGAGGCGCTTCTGCTTGTCTCGGCTACAAGCCCTGCAGTATCGCTGGATGCCGTCAAAGTTGGTGTTTTCAGGGGTGAACTCGTGCCCGTTCACGCAGTGGGTTTTCTCGGTGTTTGCTCGTGCGGGCGTAAACCCTCGCATGAGGTTGATCCTGTGGGTGACCGGCTGGACGTGATCCGGGTTTACACAGTTCCTCACGCGGCACAGGTGGTCGAGCACCAGGCCATCAGGCACCGGCCCGACGAGTTCCTCATAGGCGAGCTTGTGTGCCCTGCGGGACTTTCCCTCATAGCGGGTGTAACCATAGCCGTGACCGTCCAGCCAACCCTCGTACAGCCAGCAGAACCCGGTGACTGTGATGCGGTTCCACAGTGCATCCTCTATGGTGTTCTTTTTATTGGCCATAGATACCATTCTACCAACATAGTAAGTTGGCTATTCTGCTGCGTCGCGCTCCTGCTGCAGGCGGAACAGAACGGTCTTCGCCGCACTTTCGTCCTCGTAGATGGCATAGAAGGCACGCAGCAGCGAGATGATGACCTTGTAGTGCGAGTCGGTGATGTTGAACAGCCGGGTCTTGATCGCGGCCCAGTCCGGCTCCTCGCCGTCGTTGGCGTAGAACAGGTCAAGGATGTCCACGACATCCTGCGTGTAGATTGCTTCGCTCATTCCTCGACTCCTTCTGTGAAGACGCGCTGCGCCTCTGCTTGGAACAATGTGGTGAGGGCCGGGCCGGTTAGCTCGCCCTTGATCGCCTTGATGGTCTTGTGCTTCTCGAACGCGGCCTCGACGTGGTGGAGGAGCCCGGTCTGGATGGCGAATACTGCCTGCAGGATGATGGCGGTCTGCGCCTGCGTGAGCGCGGCGAGCCTGTCCTCGGCATCGCGCTTCACGTCCAGGTTCAGGGCCTGGAGCGCGGCAATCCGGTCGAGTAGCTTGACGATGAGTTCGTAGTCCTCGGCCTTGTCGGCGTAACTCAGCCGGTCATTGACCTTGACGAGCAGGTTTTCGAGCCGCAGCAGGTGTAGGACGAACTGCTCCTCGGGGGGCATGACGTTGCGGGAGTTGATGAAGTCTTTCCAGACGGCAACGACTTCCTCGACGCGGACACCGCTCCTGACGGCGATCTCCTCGAAGCTGTATCCCTTCAGGCGCTCATCGCGCACCTGCATGGTCAGGGCGTCGAGGGTATTGTCCATCTCTGTCATGCCTGTAAGTTTATTACATCTTGGATTCTGCCTATAAAAGTACAGAGTCAAAGGTAAAAGGAAGGCCCAGAGACTGGGGGGTAGTCTCTGAGCCTTCCGTGTGCCAGTCTATTTGAGGGAATTGATTCGTCAAACATTGGCGGCAGGTGGCCCGGAATGATGGGGGGATTTTCCGGGCCACCTTAGTGTGCAGGCAATTTGCGTCTTCCCTGCAACTTTAGTGGTGGGCGGGCTATAGTCTGTCGCCTCATTTATCAAAGGCTGCGGCATTTGCAACTACCTCAGCTAACAGGCGGTACGTCCGGCCTGTTCACCACCGAAATCTTTACCAGTCGGTCTCGCCCATTACGCGGCCACCAGACTTTCCTCGGTCTCGTTGGCGTCAACCGAGAGCCAGTACTGCGCCCAGATGGTTGCGAACTCCTGGATCGCCTGCTCACGCGTCTTAGCCAACGTTGCTCCTTGGTAGTTTGGTGTGTCTGTATGAAAAAGCTACAGCACCACAAAACATAGAGTCAAGGCGCTGTATAGAACTTTGTGCGATTTCTTTACAATGACAGGATGAAGAAGCCCCGCGCCGCCTTGTATTTGAGGCAAAGTACCTTCAAGGAAGAATCCATCTCCTTGGAGTTGCAGGAGACCGCCTGCCGGACCTACGCCCAGCAGCAGGGCTATGACGTGGTGGCTGTGGAAGCTGATCCCGGCATCTCCGGCAGGACATTCAAGCGGCCCGGCGTAACCAAGGTCATGGACCTGATCGAGCGCAGGGACGCCGATGTCATCGTACTTTGGAAGTGGAGCCGTCTCTCGCGCTCCCGGCTGGACTGGGCCGTCGCTGCCGACAAGGTGGAGACCATTGGCGGGCGGATCGAGTCAGCCACCGAGCCCATCGACGTATCCACCTCGACCGGGCGGTTCGCCCGAGGGATGCTCACCGAGTTCGCCGCGTTCGAGTCGGAACGTATCGGTGAGACCTGGAAGGAAACCCACGCCCGCAGGATCAGGAACGGCCTTCCCCACCACGGCCTGCCGCGTTTCGGCTACAACTACTCCAAGGCCGAGGGCTACACCGTGGACCCTGACGCCGGGCCTGTGCTGCGTGAAATGTACCTCCGTTTCATCCGGGGGGCCAACATCCGGGAGTTAGGTGAATACGCGGCCTCTGAAGGCTTTGAGAAGGTGTCCGGCTGGAGGATCGACAACACCCGCCGAATGCTGGATCGGGGCTTCGGGGCAGGCTACGTCTATCACAAGGGCGAACTCATCAAGGGGGCACACGAGGGTGTCATTTCGGAGGGGGAGTGGATGGCCTACAGGGCGCGACGGGACGCCCGTTCAGGACGCTCTCGGGCTGAATCCTCCGACTACGCCTATTCGGGGCTCCTGCGGTGCCACTGTGGTGCCCGGATGGTCGGTAGCCTCACCAATAAAGCCAACGGCGTGAAGTACCAGAGGTATATCTGCGTGGAAGGTCAGCAGAAGGGCGGGCATGGCGCATCGGTCTCTGACAGGCATGTGGCGGACGCCGTGCTGTCGTGGCTGAAGGAGATCGCCGTCGAGGTGGATGCAAACGCATCGACTGTGGAGGCCCAGCCCAAGGCGCCCAATCTGGAGCGCAAGAAAGCCCAGTTGTTCTCCGAGATCACCAAGAACGCCACCCGCCTCGATGCCCTGACAGTGAAGTACATCGACGGGGACATCCCAGCCGAAACCTACAAGCGCCTCTCCGAAAACCTGGAGGCAGAGAAGGTGGCTCTGGAGGCACGCTCCCGAATGCTGGAGGTCAACACTGCGGTGAAGCCTGCCGCCGTTATCAAGCCGCTGCTGGCAGGCTGGGAGTCAGCGCCTGCCCGCCTGAAGCGGGAGGCTCTGGCGTCCATCCTGTCCGAAATTCGGCTCCACGACTGGGAAGGCGAGGTAGTCAGCGGTTCCCGCAAAGGCAGGATGGGCCGCAGACCCATCACGATTCACCCTGTCTGGGAGTAGTTGGTTTGACGCCCTCTGTGGACGTACAGGGCGTCAAACCAACTACTATTTCCGCCCAAAAAACAAAAGAAGACCCGCACTTAGCCTTAGCAAGAGGTGCGGGTGTTTATGAATCCAGTCTACAGCAAAAGAAAAACCGCCCCCTCGCTCAGATAGGGCGGTTTTTCCGTATGTGGTCACTCGTAGTGGGCCGAGCAACACGATAGCACTCTATTCCGGCTCCAGGAAGTGCTCCGGCATCCTTGAAAGGTAAAGTCCGCTGCGAGTCCGCATGAACTGCTTCATCAGCTTGTCCGGCAGGATCAGATACTCGCGGCGGACGTATTCGGGAACGGTCAAGATGGTGCCGACATCGCCGGGCTCCATCCGGTGCCACGCCTTGACGGCCCTGACCCGCTCACCGAGCGCGTAGGTCAGTTCCTCGGCATACCAGAGCCGCTTCCCGAGGTGGTTGTACCGTGGCGGCAGGTCGGTGCGGTGGCCGGTGGCATCGCGGGGGAAGCCTCCCCCGTCGATGAGGAGGGTCGAGTGACCCTTCCTAAGACGCTTGACCATCTTCCAACTTTACCGGCTCGATGGCGTCCATGTCATCCAATTCCTGGATCGAAAGCACCTTGGGCGTTCGGGAATCCAGCACGTAGTTGGAATATCCACGGGTCAATTCTTTGGGCAGGGGCGCTATAGCCACGGCATGTCCTCTCGTTGTGTGCCCTCGGGGATGTCCCAGAGCAATTTCCATTTGTTGTCTTGCCACTTGTAGACCCTGCAGTTCTCTGCAAGGCCGTTGACCGTCAGCCGGAACAGAATCGCCTTCTTGGCCTGTCCGAGACTGTCATGAGTCTTCTGGTACGGGTTTCGGCCCGGCACCCATGTCAGATAGGGGTAAACGGTGGGGGTGAAATCCACGGTCATGCCACTGCCTCCTTCTTTGCGTACAGTGCGTCCAGCAGATCCTGACGCCCCCGGCGCTTCAGGGACCGCTGCATCTTGTTCCAGGAGGAGAACGGAACTCGCTTGATGATCTCCTCGTA